GCTTTTTCAAACGCTTTGAAACAAGGAGAGCAGATAGCAAAGGCTAGAGGATTGGATGTTAAATTTTATCCACCAAAAACAATTCCAAATCCTAGTAGGGGATTAACAGGAGAAAGATATCAAATAGAACCATATGCTACGGTAGATAATGGTAGAACAATTTTACCAGCTTCTTTGTTTGCTGCACGTCAATCACAAAAAGCTGAAAAGGTTACAAAAAGCGCGGAAGAGTTTTTAAGTCAGTTTCAAATAGGAGAAAGACTAGATAAAGGACTTTTTGAATTTATCACTCCTTTACGAATGCGTATAAAAGGAAACGAGGGAAAAACTTTTTACAATATAAAAGATGATGTTATGTTGAGAACAGGTGGTAATCAACAACGCATGGATCAGATAAATCGTTTATTTGAAGGACAAAGAAACGTTGTTGCATTAGACCACATACAACCACAGAGATTTGGTGGAACTAACGATCCTTTTAATTTACGATACATCATGGAGTCTGGTCATTTTAAAGGAATAAAACAGACTGCGAAAGAGAGTGATGACTTAACTTTTTTTGTAAACAATCAAGGTAAGGTTGTTAGTAGAAATTTTGTATCGGATAAAACAGAGCTTGAAAACTTGGTTTACAAAAAAACAATGAAGATTGTTGATCTTGTTAAAAAAGGCGAAACTGGATATTTAGAAAAAGCAGAAAAGTTAAGTGATGATATTTTTTTTGCGGTAGACAATTTTAAAAAAGTAAATCCTAGCATAGATTTCAAATTAGGCATACCTTACGTTCCAGTAAAATCTGGACCAAAAACAATAACGTATATTCCTTATTTTAATCATTTAAAATTAAATCAGAAAAAAATAATGGAGCTTACATCTGGTGACAAACCACTTCT